GGAGGCCTTACTGCTTGGTTTGGTAAAGGACCGAAAGGTGACTGGGTAAATATAGGAGCACCTAAAAAGAATGGCAGGTTTCAGCCTTGTGGTAGAAAGTCTGCAAAAAAAGGTGGAAAATATCCTAAGTGCGTTCCTCGAGCAACTGCTAACAGAATGACAAAAGCACAGATTAGAAGTGCTGTTCAGAGGAAACGAGCTGCAGGTAATCCTGGAGGTAAGCCTAGGAATGTAGCGACTTTTGCTAAAAGAAAGAAGAAGAAATAATGAAAATTATTAGCGAGAAGAAACTAAGAAAAGTTATAGTTGGTCTCAAAAAAGCAGTCAAACTTCACGGACAACAAGCTGCTTCATTAGCTACTGTACTAAAAGAAAATAAAAAGAAGAAATAAAATGGCGTCAAATCCTCGTATACCAAGGAAAAAAGGACAACGTGCCAATAGTAAAAAACACAGTGACTTATATACCGATGAGAATCCAAAAGGTACTATTAAGAAATTAGGATTTAAAACTGTTGCAATAGCACAGGCTAGTGTTAGAAAAATTAAAGCATCTAGTCGCTCTCATGCTCACAAAACACAAGCTGCAATAGCAATGGAGCAAAGAGCCCGAGTTATGGGTAAGGCAGGAGCTGCAGCAGTTTACAGACGATTTATAAATGCTCAAAAGAAAATCACTCAACAAAGGAGAAAAAAATGATAAATTGGGTAAAAAACAGAATTAAAGAAATGACAACTTGGAATGGTTTTTCACTTATAGCCGTTGGAGTAATAATATTATTTGCAGGAGCCTTTGCAAAATACGCGGCTTATGCAGCTATCGCTTATGGAGTATATTCTATCTGGAAAAGCGAATAATGTTTAATGCGAACATGGCTAGGAGTAGTCACTATTGTTTTTTTGATATTTGCAATAAATATTATAGCACACGCTAAAGGTAAAATATATGAACCTCAAGACCCAAAGTATGGAACAAAAAAACAATATACTAAACAACAAAAAGAAAATAGAGGTATAAACGATAAGAAGAAAAAGTACACGACTTGTAGATTGATGAAAAGATTAAAGTCACGCAGCACAGGGAGACAAGCCTGCATCTATCAAGGTGGAAATAAAACTTACACATTGATGTATGAAAATAACTGTCCTAAACAATACAAATGTGTGTATAACCCATATGGCAAAGAGCCTAGTATCGATGATGTAATTGATAGTTTAAATTCGATTAAAAAATAGGAGAAAATATGTCTGGAAGCCCAGAGAGATGGTGTAAAAAATGTGGATGCAGATGTCATTGCTATGCACCTGAGTGTCCTACTTGTGCTAACGATGTATGTTATCGTTGTAGTTGCAAAGATGATATTCAAACATGAGGATTTAGTTATTGATTTACGAGAAACTAATAAAGGTAAGTTATACAAAGATGGGCAACTTATTTTTCTTGGTGACGGCTATCGCTGCATTACAATGATGATGAGAAATTGTAAAGACTATCTACCAGTGAAAGAAAAATTTAACGCACAGCTAACGCAAAGAGAACAGTGCAAATTAACAATGAAGAATACAAATGACAAAAAAGCCTAAAATTAACATATCAGAACTTTTACGAAAGCATAGAGCTGGCAAATCTATTGGTTCAACTAATAGAGCAAGACTCGTTGCACGAGGACTAATTGCAAGAAAATCAGGTCCACATAAAGGTAAAAAGAAAGATTTGGGCAAGAGAGGAAAAAGCTAATGAAAATGAATGGAATGACTAAATGCGTCAGAGAAGACCCTAATAAATTAGGTAAAGGCGGCAAGATGCAGAGAAAAGGTTTAACACCTAAACAAAAGAAATTACCACCAGCTTTACAAGCAGCTATACTTAAAAAACAAAAAGGCTAATGGACTTAAGAATTGCACTAGCATCATTGTCAACACTTGCCTTACTGATTTTAATTGGATATTATGCAGGATTAGAACTATGGTGCTGGGCATACGGGCTGTTATACTAACTCATGACTACTCTCTATGACGTATTCACAGCGACCGATAAATTAACACAAGTTAACTTAGACTATCCTAAAGACCGTTCTATTAAGTCTCAAATACTATTTACTTATGAAAACGTACATTTAATTAATGTTTCAAAAACATTCTCTAATAATATATACTTAGGGGTAAACCTTTTATTCATGGTAAACAGAGAATTATTAAAAGTCAGCAGAGATGTTAATACAGGGTATTCACAAGAACTTGCAGACAATCTCAATGAATTAATTAAATTCCCACATTTTATACATACTTGTAAAACTTACAATAATGCTTTTTTGAATAATCAAAAAATCACTAAAGAGTCTTTCTCATTTAAGTATCAAGGTGAAGATGTACTGTGTGATAAGATTTTCATTGATGATGAATATTGTTTTTCTAATTTTCATACCCGAAATATAATTTCAAGGGGAGCCTACTCAGGAAACGGCTTTACAGGTGGTTCGAGATTTGATACAGTTAAATATTCAGCAAAAGATAATAACCTCATAAAAGGTTACTATAAAGAAAAAAGTTATGTTAGTTTATCTAATACTTATTCGTATGTAAATACAGAATACTCAACAATAAAACCAACCTATTGAGGCCTTAATGAAAATATTTATGACTGGAAGTTCTGGATTCATCGGAAAATATTTAACCGAGAGACTATCTGGTAAACACGAGATTGACCATATGGTAAGTAATCTTGAAGAATATGAAAGAGTCAGAGACGAAATCTCCATGTCTAAACCTGATATTGTTCTTCATCTCGCTGCGAGAACAGAAGTTGAGTCTTCTTTTTATGAACACGTTGACTTTTCAATTACAAACTATGTGGGTTCAGTAAATTTAATAGAAGCCTGCAAGAACGTAAGTAGTTTAAAGTTGTTCCTATTTGCATCTACTATGGAGACTTACGGCTGGCAAGAAGTTTCTGATTTAGTTGAAAAAGGCGAATGTCTTCATTGGGCAAAAGATTATGCCTTTGATGAAGAAACACCACAAAACGCAAACGCTCCATACGCAGTAGCTAAAGTTGCTGTTGAAAAGTATTTAGAATATGCTAGTCGCGCCTATGGTTTACCTTGGACTGCTATTAGACAAACTAATTGTTATGGGCGATGGGATAATACTTTTTTTGTTATGGAGTCAATAATCTCACAAATGCTTAAATCTGATTCAATAGACCTCGGTTACTCTAAACCTTACAGAAATTTTATATTCATTGAAGATTTACTAGACTTTTATGAAGCTATAATAGATAACTACAAAAATGCAGCAAAAGGAGGAGTGTTTTGCTGTGGACCAAATAATCCTATTAGAATTAGTGATTTAGCTGATAAAATAGCCAAAAAACTTAATTGGAATGGGACAATAAACTGGGATACTAGACCTCATAGACCTGGTGAGATTTACTATTTATCTTCTAAAAATGATAAAGCTAAAAAACTACTTGGATGGTCGCCTAAAGTCAAACTAGATGAAGGAATTGATAAGACGATTAAGTTATGGCAAAACCAAAATACTTAGACTTCGATCTTCGTTATCATACATTTAAAACTCCCTGTAATTTTGATATTGATTTTACTAATAAAACATACTGGTGGACAGCTACTTGGGCAAAAAAAGATTTCTTCTCAGTATTAGAAGATAACGCTTGTTTACAAGAATTTGTACACGATATACGTTTTAATAATGCCTATTTGATACTTGACTACTCGATGGATCCTGTAACTATTAAGTTTTTAGAGGACAATCACTTAGCTTCAGTAATAAAGTTTTTTAAAGAACATCGTATTAATTTTGCTAAATTAATTGTATTAACTGCATCTCCAGACGAGTTTTACTTTGATAATTCAACCGCAAGTTTTAGCTCTTATATTTCACCAAATAAAGTTACTAGACCTTATAAGCACATTTTCTTTAACTCTCTATTTCAACACACTAAACTTCAATTTTTTCGTAGTGTTAAATGGAAAGAAGAATTAGAATTTAAAAAACAACCTACTAAACATTTTATGAGTTTAGCTCATAGAGACGCCATTCCCCGTATGTTGGTTAATATGTTGATTCACCAAAATAGGTTGTTTGATAATAATTTTATTAGTCATAACAGAGTAAAGCAAAATGATGATTTATCAGACAAAGATAAGTTTATTAAAGTTAAAACTATGTTTATAAATAATGATAATATTGATTTAGTTTCTTTTTTGAAATACGGATTCTTAAGACATAGGATAGATAGCCCAGATACTAAAACTGATGCAACTTACCCTTTTTCTTGGCAGTTTGAGTTAGGTAGTAAAGTTTGTTTTGAACTAATAACCGAAACTTGTGTTGCTCAAAATAAGAGGTTTGTAACTGAAAAAGTATTTAAATCTATGCTTTCAAAAAATGCTTTTATACTTGCAGGTAACCCACGTTCTCTTGCTTGGTTAAAAAGTTTGGGATTTCGAACTTTTTCTGGTATTATAAATGAAGCATACGACTATGAAGAGGTGTTTTTTAATAGATTACTAATTATTTTCGATGAAGTAAAAAGATTATGTAATTCAGATGTTAACACACTCTTTTTAAAAATAAAAAAATTAAATGAAGTTGTAGAGCACAACTATCAGCATTACCTACACACTGTGTGGGATTTTAATGTTTTACGCAATATACAATTACACATGGATGATACAGCAAATGATTAAAAATTTTAATAATGATATTTTAGATTATGATTTACAAAAATATAACTTTCCAAAATGGGCGCTACAAAGAGTTCAGCATCTATACCCTGAGGTAGAGTCACTTGAGACAATACATTGTCATGTACCTGTAAGAGACTTAGGTAAACTACAAAGATATGTTTCTGACGGGTGTGAAACTTCTGAATTTATGTCTATGTTAGATGACTTTTTAACAGAGTATATAAAACCTTTAGTTGATGGACAAGAATTTTTAATTCAACGTTTTGGTACTTTAAGAGTTGTTATTCCTGATCAAGTTAAAGCTGGTAGGATTCTTAACTATCATCAAGGTATATTTGTAGGTAACGGAACAGGATTACGAACTATTTGGACACCTTTTACTAAAACTTGGGGAAATAACTCAATGCATATGTTGGATTATGATACTAGCGTTGATATAACAAAACGTAGCATCAAAGAGAAATGGTCTCAAACATATCTTAATGATTATTCTGAATCTAAATCGCACCATATAAAGTTGGAACCTGGACAATCATGGTTGTTTAATCAGGAGCTTATTCATGGTGATGTAAATAATGATACAGGTATTACCCGTGTTAGCATGGATTTACGAATCATGATTAAAGGAGAAAACTATGGTCGTAAATATCCTGGTCAATACTTTAGGATTCCTTATGATTGGAAACTAGACAGGTCAAAAGATAAAATTGATAACGAAAAGTCTTTTATTTCATATGTAGGGTGGAATTCTAAATATTGTAAACATTTACCAATGATTCTACAAAGAAGTTTTATGGATAAATACTTAAATAAACATAGTATAACCATTAATGACTATCATCAAGAAAATGAGTATTTAGACCACTTACCTAACCTACAGTTTTTGACTAGTGATATTGATAATATTGTAATGTTAAGCATATACAGTCTTCCAGATAATGTTGAGGACAGACAAAAAATTTATGAATCTGCATTAGATAATAATTGCCAGTTGCATTTTGCTCAAGAAGATATTATAATGAGTAGTCAAAATGATATAAAATTAATTGAAGAATACCTTACTTGGGGTTCTTCTTATTTAGATTGGAGAATAAATGTCTAACGTTTTTTCAAACGCCAGTTTTGCTGTTCTATCTGTGATGGACACCTTTAACCAGAAAAAGGATCACGTAAGTTCTACTGTATTTGTTCAAAGAAAACCAGAGGAAAACTACCCTAATATTTTGGTACTAGATTATACACCTGGTCCTGGAGAAAATGATTTTAAACTTAAAGATTTTAATATTCAGGAAAGATTTGAAGCCAATGTTTGTTCCAACATAATGGTTGGATTGAATGAGATGGATACTATGGTTGAGGCTGGAGGTATTACTATAAGTAATAGTAACATTAGTGTAAATAGTTACAAAATGTCAGCAAGTGTCATCTCAGGTTGATTTTCTCACTAATGTAGATTCAGATTGCGCTATGAGGTTGATTACTCAAAAAGTGGTCAACTTTATTCGTTCTAGCACAAATAAAAACCATACTGTAATTGATTTAACTTGGTTCAATCAGTATGATAGTTCTATAAATAATTTAGAGGGGGATTTTGTATTTGCAGTTGATGTAGCAGATCCTCCTTATTATTTACCCCATAAAATTAAATGGATGCAACAACTTAATAAACCTGTTTACTATGTTGGCCCTATAATCAAAGATTTTCCTTTTCCTATTATTCCCTTTTTTGGTTGGCTACGTTTCAGACCTCAAACTTTTAAATCAAAGATTAAGCATGAGGATTTTTTTGTTTCTTTCAATAGAAAAGCTCATGCTCATAGAAAAACCTACTTCGATATATTTAAAACTTATCCAAATATTTTAGAAAAAGGTTATGTCAGTTTTTTTCAAGATATGAAAAAACATGAAATATCGAGTATTGATGAATTAAACGAAATTACAAAACTTCAGTCGTTAGCACAAAAGATAGATGAAAAACAATTATATTCTGCATTTGAAATAGTATGTGAAACTTCTGCAGCGCCTAACTCTTTGTTTTTAACTGAAAAATTTAATAAGTGTGTTGCCTCGGAGACGCCTTTGCTTTTTCTTGGCGATTATAATATGTTAACAACACTTAAAAAATATTATGGTTTCTGTCCTTTTGGACCAGATGATTCCTATGATTCTGATTTTAACTACAATCTACGAGTCGCAAAAGTTCTAAAAATAGCAGACAACTTTTTTAATTATCCTTTACAAGAAGTATTTGATAACGCTAAAAGAAACGCTAACCACTTATTTGAGAACTTCGATGCCATACATGATAGATATGTTTTTAAGGCATTAGAATGTATAAAATAATTTGGAGCAAAACACCTGCAGGAATAATGCCAGGAGCTCCTTACAACGGACTTTATAAAATTACTCATTTTGAGAAGAAAGTTTTGTGGTGGACTAGGATTGATGCTGAAGAGAGTCTAACTCATCATTTTTCAATTGAAAGTATTTTAAATGTTTTAAAATCTGATGGTTATTTAATTCTTGATTTATCTCGAGATCCTGTATATCACTACAAGTTTGTCGATGAATATTCATACTTACTTAATCTTTTTAGAGATAATAACATTTCTATAAAACGGTTAATAGTAATTTGTCCTTCTCTTCCTATACATTTCAATAAAAATAATCCTACTGAGTATAAGCATATTTTTTATAATAGTTTGATACAACTTACGAGTGAAAATTTCAAACATACTTTTCTCGATAAAGGTCTACATAAAAATACAGACAGAAACATAACTAAATATTTTTTATCTTTATCTCGTAAAGATAACTTTTTCAGAAGATACCTAAATTTTAAACTGCATGATAATAATCTATTAGAAAAAGGTTTTATCTCTCACAATAGAATCAAAGAGCCTCCAGAGATTAAAGAAGATATGGATTTACTTAGAAGAGACTTACGCTCTTTAATTAAAGCAAAAAGACATTCAAAATCGTACGCTTCCACTGCTTTTTTAAAACATACTTTAATTGAGAAAAAACCTATTGATGATAAGGCAAGTAGCACTAATGATTATTTATTTCATACTTCTTATAGTAATAAAGTATTTTTTGAACTAGTTAATGAGACCGATGTTCATGCACATACTCTGTTTATTACTGAAAAAATATTTAAAGCTATACTTTCTAAAAACATATTCATAGTATTTGGAAATCCGTATACTCTTGCTTTTTTAAAGAAATTAGGATTTAAAACATTTGGACATATATTTGATGAATCTTATGATGATGAAAAAGATACTTTTATTAGATTAGATAGAATACTTGATATTGTAAATAATTTATGTTCTATACCAATGACTACTTGCAAAAAAATATATGATGATAACTTAGAACTTTTAGATTATAATTATAATCATTACTTAAATACAAGTTGGGATTTTAAAATACACAATAAAATTAATGAATATATAAGGAGCAATCATGATTAAAACAGCTGTGCGTATGGCTCTGTTATCTAAAATTGTTTATAGTGACTATGACAGAATAAATAGAATTTTACTTAAAATGGGATTAAAAGATTGGTACTGGTTTGATAATGAGGGAACTCAAGCTATGATGGTAAAGACTGATAAAGAATTGATCGTATGTTTTAGAGGCACAGAGCCTACTGAAGTTTCAGATGTAATTGCAGATGTTAAGGTTTGGAGAAAACCTGCCCGTGAAAAAGGATTAGTTCATTTTGGTTTTGCACAAGCATTAGATAAAGTTTATGATAAGATAATAGACCAGATAGATAGATTAAATACCACTGGTTTAAAAATAATATGCACAGGACATTCACTAGGTGCTGCACTAGCTACTATATTTGCTAGTCGTATTGATGCTAAATATCTTTTTACCTTTGGCTCACCGAGAGTTGGTAATAAAGATTTTGTAAAAGAAATGAATAAAGATGGAATCACTCATTATCGCTTCGTCAATAATAACGACATCGTAACAAAGATTCCTTTAGCTTTAATTTTTTATCGTCATCACGGTAATTTGATTTATATAAACCATTATGGAAAGATAAGAAACATGACTTGGTGGCAGAGATTTAAAGATGGAATACGAGGAAGAAGAGCTGCTTGGTGGAATAAACAACCTTTTGATGGTCTAAGAGACCACGATATTGCTGCATATCATAAAAAGATAACAAGCGAAAGTTTTAATGCAAGTTTACAGAGCAAGAAGTAACTGCCCAGTATGTAATAATGCTGATGAAGTTTGGTTTAAAGACGGAAAAGTTGAACCACTAGATTTAATAGAGTGCCCTAAGTGTACTAATATATATGAACCTAAAGATTTCGTATCAACTTTTTTAGAAATGAGACAAAATTCTACAATCTCTACATCTCAAATAAGCCTTTAGTTTGCTTAATCCTTAATTTTAGTATACTATATATTTATATATTAAGGAGAAGTTTATGGCAAAAGGTAAAAGAAGTTCAGGAAATAACTATACATCAAAGGGTGAAAGACCCAATTCAAATAGTTCTGCTTTAAAAGCATTAAAGATTGAATATAAAAATTCAATGAGACGTCTCAACAATCAAGTAGCTGCTTGGAGACGCGGTAAGCACGTCATGCTTACTATTCATAACCCCAATAAAAAAGAAACTAATAAACCATTTATAAGAGTTAATGCTCTAGACGTGTGGGGACCCCCACGTGAAATGAGCGATATGTACAATAGGAAACGAAAAAATGACAGAGTTAACTAGTGGTATGTATAACACGCTTAAAAAGTTGGCTGGTACTTCCAGTTTAACTTTAGCGATTATATTTTTTATTGGTCATATCATAATTGCTATGACTGTAGTAAGTTTAATGACAGGAGCAAGTATATGGGAGGCAGGTGCTGTAGCCCTTGTTGAGCCTGCTATTAATTCTGTTTGGTTTTA